TTTTTGAGCACCTCAGCGATATCTTTGTCTGTGTAGTAATCAATACCTTTACGAGGTCGGACTTTAGCCACCAAATCTCTAACCATTCGAGATACTTGTTGTTTCGAATAGTAATCAATCCCTCGGACTGGTGTTTTGCCTGGGTCTCCTTTTTCTCCTTTTTGAATACCAAGAGCCTTCGCCATTTTACCAAAAGAGTCTAAGTTCTCTTCTTTGGGGGCCGGGATGTTTAGTATTTCAGAGTCTGTTAATTCATATTCAGAACCGTATTGGTCGGTAAAAACCCAAACCACTGCATTTTTAAGTGGTGAGTATTTTTTTGATTTGGCTGTTAGCGTCCCGTAGAGGGGGTGCTGTATTTTTTGTCCTATTCTCATTGACTTTTGATTAGTTTTATGTTAGATATAGAGTATAAATATTAAATTAATTTTATGGGGTATTTTTTCCTTATTATTGTAATGGTTGTATTGGCTTTATATTATCCCTTGCTGTGGTTTTTGTGGGGGGCGTTTTTTATATTATCGTTGATTTTTGATTAAATATTTAACTTGTTTCAAAACTTCATCAGTTAGTATTTTTTTGCTTCTCAAATCTTTCAAATATTCTTTCTTCTCTTCACTTGTTTCCATTTCGTTTAGCTCGCCAACTATATATTTGGCTCTATTGCCATCTCGAACATTTAGTTGCTTTATTAGTCTATCAGAATAAGTAACACCCAGTTTATTGTCGGTGATTACATCTACTGTTTTATCAAATAATAATTCATCCCTGCTAGCCAATTCTTTTAGGGCTTTTATTTTCTCTTCTTTACTTTTTCCTTCTAGCGATTCAACAAACTCTTCAGCTTCTATTCTTATTAAATGGGATTCTTCTTTTTCTTTATCTAATTTTTTAGAAAGTTCGTCAATCTTTTTTCTTTCTACGGCATTCCCATAAGCACTATTAAATCTTTTTGCTATTGCCTCTGCTACACTTACCCCTTTTATTTCATCTTCATCTATCACCCCAGCTTTAGCTAAAAGTTTATCAGTTTGCCTTTGAATTTGTGGTGCTATAGAGCCAAATGTCGCTTTTAAGAAGGCGTCTACTTTAATAGGTGATGCACCAAATTTATCTCCTATTACTTTTGCTGTCCCCGTAGTGCTTTCTTTTGTTTGTAATTCAGGTGGTAGATCTTCTTTAGACTGCGGGACAATATCCGAACCAAAAAAGAAGTTTCTGTTAGTTATAGATTCTATGGTCGGCTTTATAGCCTGTGGTGTTAATGTTGAGATAGCCTCATTCGAGGATGTCCCGATAGGTGAGATGGAGCCGACGGCTGATTTGTAAATATCTTCAAAAGCAACTGGGTCATAGTCTTTTACTGACTCTACTGCGTGCCTGAATATCTGTGCTGCATCGCCAGTTCCAGGCGTTAGTGGTATTTTAATAACATTCCAACGGTTATTTTCATCTTTCACTGCGTTGTTAGGTACTATTATCATGCTGTTTTCTTTTTCTGATTCTGCGATGTCTTCATATACCTCCCGTCTTTTGGGGTCGTTTAGATTCCAAGCCGTTATTGCAGCCAAAGGTAGGCCGAATGTAGCTATAAATTTTGAGCCAGCTTCTATTGGTCTTTCTTTTAACGCCCTCCCCCAAGTCCTGACTCCTTGAATACCAGCGTTGAAATACAAAAAGGCTGAATTTAAGACCGAACCCCATTCGCCTCTCCTCATAAAATTAACAGAATTTTCTCTAGCTGCCTTAGAAGCTATAATATTCGCCCTTTCTTCTGATAGTCCCTTTTTTATAGCTTGACTTTTAGCTCCCTCAAACTGTGCTATTCTACTAACCTCTTCACTCCTACCGACAATATCTTCAACTGCTCTTAAAAGTTCTTTTGGGCTAGTAACTGTATATAATATCTTAGACACTTTGCTTTTTCCAGCTCTAGTTTTTTTTAATGTAGCTGGAATTTGTTCTCTCGCTATATCAAACGAGGTATTCAATGCTCCTTGTCTCATCATATCATCAAAAACATCACCATGTCTTACAGCTTCGAATAACGCTTTAGGTAAACTAAAAATAGATCTAGCAGACGCTTTTGATGTTGTCGCTGAAAACATTAAATCCCTAACTATATTAGCAGCCACAAAAGGCAGATTGACACCAGTTATACCCAGCCTAGCCACACGAGTTGGAAGTGCGAACATTTTTCCTAGCAACCCTAATTGCTGAACATTTAAGCTTTTAGCCGCTTCAGCCATCTCTTTTGTAGTCGCAAATGTTCTTTTTGTTCCATTATCTAAATACGAAAATGTATGTGTTCCTTCTCCTTCTTTTATCAAATCTTCAAATCCTGGTAATTTTCTATACTGAGCTAAAATAGCAGCTGTTTTATTTTTTTCTCCCTGCGTAAAAGCATCGTTAGTTTTAGACAGTAAAGATTCGAGTGGACTTTCGACTTCTCTTTCTGAACCAATTATCTTTTTGACCACCGATTGTTTTGACAATGACGAAACACCACCGCCAGTGCCTAGATTTTTAGTTTTTTCTAACTCATTAAAAACTCTGTTAAATGGAACATAATTGGGATATTTGTTTTTTAATGCTTCTGCTGTTTCTTTAGAAATTAACCCAGCGTCAGATATATAGTTTAATAAGTCTTGTGAATATTGTGTTACTTTTTTTGCTTGTTCTTCGTAGATTGGACTTAATTCTTCTATTAGTTGAGTATCTTTTTCCACATTACGCCCTGTTTTTATCCCAAATTCCCTTAAATCTTTTGCATGACGAGCTATCAAATATTGATCGAACTCATCTAAATTTTCAACTGTTTGAACAACTTTTTCTAAGCCTTTATCTTTCATAAATTGAACCCCGATGGAGGGAGCTCTAAGCGTTCTGTCTATTTGATTAGTTATATCTTTTTCTGGCAATACTTCAAACTTGAATTTTTTTTGTGCTTTATAAAAAGCATCTTCTATCGGTGAAGCGAAGTCAACTAGCTTACTCTTGCCTTCCTTGACAAAACCTAAAAAACTACTAGGGGTTTTTTTTGTTTCCCTCCTTTTGGATATTTGCTTTTTGATATAATTAGATACAGGATCGGATAATTCTTTTGATTTTGCTGATTGTTGCTTTGGCGTAGCTTCATCCCATAGTTTTTTAAGTTGGGATTTGGTTTGTTCCCCCATTTTAAAACTAGTATTATTGTCAGCTAAAAAACCTAAATATTCAGCATATTCATCATAGCCCAAATCTTTTACCATTTTTACAGCACTTTCTTTGGTATTAATATCTTGTTTTAAGTCATCCACAGTTTCTCTAGCAAATCTTATTTGTTCAAGATCTGATTTCTTTATTTTTGTTTCCAATAAATCTAAGACACTTGTAGTTTGAATTTTTCCAGGCTCTCCTGACAATACAAACTCCTCAAAACTCTTACCTTCTGCTTTGGTTTTGGCTATGTCGTCTGTGATGTTTTTAAATATTTTTTTTCCCTTACCAGCGACGCCTCTTAAAGGTTCTGCCGCCCCCATAACAAAATCCGTTCTGGCTATTTGGTTTTCTTCAATAGTTTTTACTTGTTCTTCTGATAAGCTACTTTTAAATTTATTCTCCAACTCGTTTTTTTGTTTCTCTAGTTCTTTCAGTCTGTCGCTTGTAAGTCTTCCTACACCAGTAAGCCCCTGCTCTTGCACAATCTCTTGTGAAACCTTTTTAATCTCCTCTCGGAGGTTTTTTTGTTCATCTGAATAACCGACATCTTTCATACCAAAGGCTTTTTTTGTTGGTTCTCTTAAGGGCTCTAATGACCTTTCCTTAATAGCTCTAGTGGTGGGATGTTCTTCGTATGTCTGATAGGCTTTATCTGAAATCTCTCCTAGCCTATCGCCCAAGTCGGCTGTTCTATCAACGACCTTGTTCTTAGCTTGTTCTTTAAATCTTTCAAGTTTGTCCAGTTTATCTGATATACCCCTCTTAGCTTGAGCTGTTTTCTCTTGCAAACTCTTTAATTTTTCATCAATAAAAACCTTAGGGTATTTCTCTCTTAGTTTCCTTAGTTTTTCTTCTAGTTCATCTTTAGCTCTACTAAAAATTGACATCGGTTGGTTTGTTAGTTGGTAACATCCTGTCTAAGATAGCCAAACTATCTGGGTATTGTTCGCCATAAAAGGTTCCCATATACTCAAAAGCTACCTGTCTAGCTGTTTTGTAGTCCTCTCCATATCTGCCAGTCATTACATTTCCAGCTAATTCTTGTGCAAATTTTAATGCGTCTTCTTGTATCATAGTTTTGTTATTAATCCTCGTCTAAAAAGTCAAAATCATCTTCCTCGCCAACTCTACCGTCATAAAGCGGATTCTCTTGCCCTTCAAATTCTCTCCATAGTTGGTTATCTAAATCTGAACCTCCAAAAGTAAATATCCCTTCTTCTTTTGCTAGTTCGTTTATTTCGTGCCAGTTATAGCCCTCATCGACTTTCTCGGAAGCCCATTGTCTTACTTCTGGCGTTGACCAATCTTCTTCCTCTGAACCTATAGAACGATTATTATACTTAAACTTCTCCCACGCTACTGTTTCGTTATATTGCCTAACATCTTCTTGAAATCTGTCTTTAGATAGTTCAAATTGTTCCATACTTAAATTGTATTGAGCTTGGAATTGTCTAACATCTTCGTCAAAAGCCCTATCGCTTTCAAATACAGAACGGGCGAAGTTCCTTTCGTCTTGGTATTGTTGGTATTGCGTTTGCAAAACATCAAACTGAAATCCTCTTTCTTGTAGAAATACATTATAAGCTGAGGCCCTGTCATTAAAGACTCGGTCTTTTACATACAAAGCCTCCTGTGCAGATAGCTGAGCCTGTTGAGCTAGATTGGAAAAGTTTGCAGCGTTAGCCTGTAAATCTAGTTGCCTTAATGTCCTAGCCTCTAAATCCATTATGTCTTGTTCTCGTTGGATAGCTCCGCCACCAAAATAAGCTCCCCTGTTGTTTATCATTTCAATCTCTTGTTGAAGTTGCTTGTCAAACTGTTCTTCTGTTTGAAGTCTTTGTTCTTCTGCCTGTGATGATTGAAGTTGCCTAATCGCCTCTAACTGAGCAGCCTGTGGGGAGAAGATACTGCTAGCTTCTTGTTGAGCTGATTTGATAGCCCCTTCCGTGTCAAACTGGAACTTCTGAGAGGTCAAGTCTTGTAGTCCTTGTCTGATGTTTATTCCTTGTTGTTGAATTGGGCTTGGTCCTAATTTCGGCAATATTTCAGCCAGTTCTCCTGGGTTAAGGTTATTGCCCCAAGAGCCAACTTGTTTTCTAACATCAGCTAAGTTGTAGCCCATTCCGATTAGTTTAGCCTCCTGAGAGCCACGAACATAACCATGGTCTTCTATAAATTGTTGTGCTTCTGTTGCCATATAATTAATTTAAATCAGTCCAGGTGCCGTTTATATACATCTGGGCTTTATTAGTTGTTGTGTTTAAAATTAGCATTCCTTCTTCTGCATTCAAAGCATCTCTCTCAGTTGTGGTATACCGAGGAGCTTGAAATCTCCGTAAAATTTCCCGTGTTCGTGCTAATTGTTGTCCTTTAAATTCGTTCATAGTTATGCTGTTCGTTGCCAAATATACGATACTATCCAGTCCTCTTCCAAATATACGCTCCAATATAAGGGTTCAAAACATCCATAGCTGTTCCTGAACCTCCTGAATTAACTGAAATCCCAGTGGTATTGCTAACAACAGTTATTTTGTCCCCAGTGCCAGATGGACTTCTATAGTCTGTACAAATATTATGGTTTCCTCCTACTGGGTCATTTTCTCCATCAGTTGTATAGCTAGTGTTATGTCCGTGTCCTGGGTCAGTCACATCGAAATCTACATCAGGAAGATTGGCTTGAGCAATAGTTTTAGTCGCTGAACCTCCTGTAGCTCCTGCTGTATAAGTTGAACCGTGCCCTATAATCATTCTGTCTTGAACCGCTGTCCAAGTTCCAAATCCCAATAGAGTAGCTGGGTTTGTGCTGTTAGTTTCGTTTATGTAGTAAGACCCAACTGGATATAGTGCGGCTTTGGCGGCTGTAATCTGTGCGTCTACATAAGCTTTCACACTTTGTTGTGTAGGAACTTTTTGATTAGAATCAGAACCCATTGCGTCCTCGTCTAAGACCCAAGAGTTACTAGATACATCTGTGTCGGTTGTTTCGACTGCTGCCGTTTGATTGGCGTTCACTGCAGTTTCAATAGCTGATATGTCTGCTTTTAGTGTTTCTACTGATGGCTTATTAGCACTGGTATAGGTAGAATCGGGAAATGTGGTGGATATTTGTTGTCCCATAGTTTTATTTTAATGAAAATTGTTTTTTACCTTGAACTTATATGCTTGGCTTAATATCTCGACATCTTGGATAGAAGACCAGGTTATTTTAAATTGTATTCCTCTAATATCTGAACCAGTAGTTTCTAAGTCTTTAAATATACTCTCGGTGGCCTCATAAGCGAATGAATAACCTTCAGTAAATCCTCCTTCGCTGTCATCTTCTAACAAGAAGTCTAAATCATCGGCGGCTGAGGTAATACTTACATCAATAAAAGCGGAGAATTGGTCAAATCTATATGAAAGAGTTATCTCTTGGTCGGTAGAGCTCTTGACTTGCCCGAACCATTTTTTATATCTCTTGATAAAAAATGGCACATCTTCAGTAAAGAATTTAGTGGTAAAAGTGCAGGTTTGAGCTGAACCATCCAATCCTTGAGTTACGCCCGTGTCGTGTTCATCGTTTATATAAGCAAAAGTTGTTGGAATTTCTGCTGGTGATCCGATTCCTGTTGAGCGACCATCTCCAAAATATACTCGTCTCCTTCTAATGTCTGAAACTTCTCTGTCTTCTAAGATATAACAACCGATAAATCTTTCGTTTTTAGTAATCGCGTAAGGGTTTAGGGGATTTCCAGTTGGAAGTTGTCGATTGACTACTAGCTCGATTGAGTTATAAGAGTCTGAGCCGTTAGGAATTGCCAAGCGGTATTTGTTATTGTGGTAAACCGCTCTCATTGAGGTTGGTTTTGATATACCATCAATGTCTATATTGTCTGAAATAACATTAGCTCTAGCCCCATCAAACTCATATATCTTATTATTGCCTGCCCAAATCACTGAATTTTCAGTTGCCATTGCTGTATATCTAACACAAGGAGCTTCTCCGATAGGGTCAACTGCGATTAAATCTGAGGTTATATCTGAAATAGCGTAAAATCTTGATGTTTTTAGTAGCAACATTGAGCCGTTGGGGAGTAAAACTGCATCTATAATCTCTTGTCCGTCGTTTTTGCCGATAAATTGGTATGAAACATCTTGAATAGTAGTTGGTTGGTTAATATCACTCCAATAAACCTTGGATGGCTCGGTGGGAATAGCCATATAAAGGATTCTATTCTTGCCGTTGTTAAATAAAACTTTAGCTTTTGGTAAACTTTCAGCTGGACTGCCGTTAGTTGCGACTGTCCAAGTAATCCCATCAGTGGACTGCAGGACATCATCTGAGCCGTTTGACCACAAAATGGTATCATTCATCATTGCAAAGCTACAAGCCGTCTCAGTGAGGCTTATAGGCTCTGCAGGGCTTCCTGAGGTTGGTAAAGTGCATTCAGTCCAAGTTCCCGAACCATTATCGTATTCTAATTTGTTTTGTCGTTGTCTGATTAGTCTGTTAGTTCCGTCTTCGAATTTAGCGTGAAATCCTCCCCAGTAAGGACCAGTGGCGTTTCCGTAGCCAACATAACCTCCAGCATTACGAATAGAACGAGTATCAACTTCGATATTCTCACAATCTGCCATATCAGTATTTGAAATCTCGCTTGGGTCGTATTTATCATTTAATCCCGTCCGAAGATGAGGAATATCCCTTAGTTTGTAATTTGATGTAAACATTTATCGTCCGTAAATTTTTAACCTCTTTGGTCGTTGTCTGGTGTTAACCTGCTCCAGCATCCATTCTAAAGAACCACCAATTTTACCTTGTTCAAAATAAGGTCCTCTGTATATCTTAAAATACTCTCTGGCGTCCTGTAAGCCCTCATACGCTTTGAAATGAGCCACAGCACCCTTTACTACTACTTGGCTAAACCTGTCTGGGATAATTGATTCTGTGCTTCCTGACAGTTCATCTTGAACCTCAACACCACTAACCCTAACTGTCCCAGCGTCACTTGGTGCTATGTCGAAATAAATATTGTTTCCGTTCAAATAATAAGAGCGAGGCGTGCCAGTTTCTCTGTTTATGTCGATTTGATAATACTCCCGTTGTTCCATTCTTCTTAGATAGTCGAAATTAGAACCGCCAGCTGGTTTATACAAAACTTCTTTAATGTCTTGATAGGTGTTGGTGGGTGTAACATATCTTTGACTTGCTGTGGCAGTGATGTCTTCTTCAGTAGTGCCAACAAGATATTCAACAGTAAAGTTTAGTATTTCCTGATAAGCGTCTTTAACTGCTCTTTCAATCACATTTTTAGCTCTGGTTGATGTGTTATCCACTTCATTTTGGCAGAGAGCTGTATAAGTGCTAAGTGTTGCCATATTTTTCTTTTATCTTTTTAAATTCGTCGCCATACATATTTAATTGAAGATTAGAAGCTAGTATTTCAGCCTCTCTTTTGTCTTCAACTGTGCAATAGTATTTAGTTCTTTGACCGCACTTCTCACACTTTTTAGGATAGTCCGAGATTGTGCATAGTTTATCGCATTTATATATTCTCATAATAATTTGCTTAATAAGACTCTCCGAGGAGAGCCCTATAAGCAGATTAGTCAGCTACTGTATATACAATTAGCCCGTGATCAGCTCGTAAAATACCAACGCCATAAGCGGTTCGTACATTACCTAGGTGACCTTGTGAGTCTAAGTCGTATTCCATTTCGATTTCAGGAGCAACTTGCATAGCTAGTCCTAGAGCATCCTTGTGGAAGTATAGGTTAGCGTAAGCAGTTTCAGCAGGTGAGCCAGCAGTTGTAGTACCAACATTAGTTGATTTGTAAACTGGGCTACCAAGCATAGTTCCAATTTGACCTGTGGCCATTGGTTTTTCTCCTTGGAAGTCAATAGAAATGAAGTAGTTACCTGTCATTGTAAGCAATTCGCCGTGAGCAGATGGGTGGAATACCCAGTATCTGTCAGAAGCAGGAACATCACTATTGTCAAGAGCAACTTGAGCTCCAACAATATCATCGACAGTTAAGTCATCAACTTGAGCATCAGATGGTGAGTTTTGAGCAGTTCCTGTAAATTCAGAAAGAGCTTCAGTGTGCAAAGCACTATCAATAACTCTAGCAACAGCTTCTCCAGCTTTCCTCATCTCCATAGCCATTATATCGTACTTGTTTTGTTTTTTAACAATCCAAGGGATATGGAAGGCATAGTGTTTGAATTGGTCAACTGTGATAGTTACTTCTGTATCTGTATCTACTTGTAGATTTTCTGTTAGTCTTTCACCTTGGGTGTAGGTTCTAGCAGTTCCAGCAGAAGTTACTGGAAAATGGATTTTGTCTCCGTATTGAGAAACATCGATATCTCTCCTAGTGACTAAATTAGCCATTACTAGGTTTTTATCTCTGAATTCAATAACAAGTGGGGACCATCAATCTGTTACTTTTGCGACCACATATTGTGGCGGGGATACCTCTTCGGGTTTCCCTCTAACGGTTGATTTCCCGTTAGTTCAGACTGTCGCTTCATCCCTTTCGGGAGCACTTTCACTCAGTCGTTGCAGGTGGAAGACCTCTTCTGTTTAAAATACGCATTTTTTTATAAATTTCTTTTCTTGTTTTGTGTGCTTCTTCTGTTTTTATACCAGTGCATTCTTTGTCATATTTAATCAACAGTTCAGCCCTTTCTTTTTTTATTGTTAAATATGGAACAATTTTTTTTAAAAACGGAATTACATTTTTTGCGTTTGATAAACTCCACATAACCGCTGGTTTTCTATTTGGCATATTCTGAAATCTTGGTTTATCTCGATGTCCTCCAAAATTTTCAACGAGGAAATCAATTATTTCAAAATTAGTATTGGCTACTTTTACTTTTAAGGCATAGGAATTTTTTTGCTTAACCTTAATTAGTCCTATATAGCCATCTGCGTCTATAAATCCAGCAGTGTAAGCTAGAAGCTCCTTCATAGTTTTAGTATAATAATTATAATTCAATTATACACCAACTACTTGGATTGGTCAACCTTCCTGGGGGTTGGCATCTCAGCTTTTCCCCATTAATCAGAAAGTGTTATTTTTTCAAAGAGTTACCTCTAAGTGAGACATTAGTTTATCTCGGGAATGTACACCGCATCAGTAGTCGTGGTGTGCATACTAGTTACATCGGACATTTTGTTTTAACCTTGTTAGCCTAAAGTCCTCTTGTAGGCTTCAATTACCTCTGGGGGTAAATTACCGTGTTCACCTTTCAAAATACTCTTTGCAGTGTAATTTGTATTAGGTTGTTCAGGCTCTTTAGTCAAACTCGGTTTTTCTTGTTTAAAGTTTTGGTTAGATTCCGCAGGTTGAGCCTCTTTTTGAATCCTATCAAAAAACTCTGCTTTAGTTTCAGTCAACGCTTGACGAACATCCAAACTGGGGTTGTCTTGCATTTTAGCCTCTACTAAATCTAGGTTTTCCTTTAGGAACGGATCTTTATTCATTAAAAACAGTAAGTCTGTTTTTGCTTGATAAGCATCCTTAGGGTCTCCCTGTGGTCGAGTTTCAAGTTTAGCAAGTCTTTCTTCTAGTTCAGCTACTCGGGCTTTTTCTTCCCGTTTAGCTTCCCTTTCTTTTTTCATTGCTTCCTTGACTTTCTCGTAAACATCCTTAGGGACATTCTCGGAATCAGGTGTTTTTACGCCTTCACTGGCTTCTGTTTCTGGCTTGTTTTCCTCGTTTGACTCTTGAGTAGGGTTAGCTCCCTCATTTTTTACGTCTTCTTTACTCATAATTTTACACTTAAATTTTACGAGGTAAGCGACCTCATTAATTATGGATTAATAGTGATCCAGTTGGACCACATATCAATTCACAATTCCCAGGTCCTAATATCATAAGGACGGTTTTTGAGTTTGTTGTAATGTTCTTGGTGTGATTTTAAATCATAACCGTATTTCGTCTCAAGACTTCTTCCATATTTAACTTTATGTTTGAATTTATTCTTTTGTCTTTTCATCGACAGTTTTTTGAGTAAATAATCATAAGTTATCATCTTCTTTGAGTATTTTAATTAAATCAAACTTCAAGTGTTTTAGTGCTTCAATTTTAGCAGCGGTTATCCTAGCGTTGTCTATTCTATTTTCCAAAACCTCTTTGTGAAGTTGCTCCAATAAGTCAGTTTCGTTGTTGAGGTTGTTGAGGTGGTCTAGTATCGGATGTTGCATTGGTTATTTGATTAGTAGTTAGTTGTTCCATAGCGTTGGCAAAGTT